GAAGCATACGATTGGGTTTTGTATTGTATTGAAGAAGAGTTTGGTGTAGATAGTTGGGAAGAACTTACTAAAGAACAAGTTGACGAAATCTATGCATATTCGCAACAGGAAGATGTATACTTTGCACCTTATGTAGAAAGTATTCTGATTACACAATGCGACAACTGGTATGAGGAGAATAGTGATGGCTAATCATGTGCATTATTCGGTGACTATTCACCAAATTAACGATGAAGCTCGTGCAAAACTCAAAGAGATGTTTGGACGTATTCGTGAAGATGGGAACTATCGTTGGTTCTCTGATATCTTTGTTGAGGGTGACTTGACATATGAAGAGACAGAGAAGTATGCGTGGACAACAGAACACATTGGCCCTAAGTGGTGTTATTTTGAAGACTACGAAGTGGACACTGATGAACCATACTTCAATGGTGAAGCGGCATGGAGTGCTCCAGAAGAGGGACTTGTAAAACTACTAGAAATTCTAGAAGAGTATGACCCCAACATCATCACGTCTATGACATATGAAGATGAGATGCCTAACTTTATTGGTGTCTATGTCTATGAGGGCTCTGAGTGTTATGATGGGTTCGAAGACGAATGGGAAGAGTTGCGTGATCGTGTGATTGCAGAATCAGAAAACCTAACTGAAGAGTCTTGGAATGAAGACGAAGAAGAGTGGGTTGATGAGGAGGCTGAAGATACATTCCGTGATGAGATGTGGGAAGTCATTGGCGATTCTCAATGGGAACTTATCAGCGAATCTATTGAACAAATCAAAGCAGACCAAGCAGAACGCAATATAGAACTATGATTGTAATGAAACCAGTGGACTATAGGGTCGCTACCTTGTTTGTGCAAGAGCGTCACTATAGTCCAGTGATGCCCAAACTTACAAAACACTATCTAGGAGCCTACCAAGACGATGAACTGGTGGGTATTTTGACGTTAGGTTGGGGGACTAATCCTATGGGAACCATTAAGAAGATGTTCCCAGAACTAACCACGGCAGACTATTATGAGATAGGTAAGATGTGCATGGATGATGCAATGCCTAGGAATTCTGAGTCTCAAATGATGAGTGCCACAATTAAGTGGATGAAACAGAATACACCTAATGTGTCATATCTATACACATGGGCAGATGGTATCGTAGGTAAGCCAGGATACGTTTATCAGGCAGGGAACTTTCTATATGGTGGTTTCATTTGGAGTGATGTGTATGTTACTGAGGAAGGTGAGAAGGTTCACTTTCGAACAATTCAACGCAAAATGAAGAAGGAAATGGGACGTGAAGATACTAAGTATGGCCCTAGACCTAATGATGCCAAAATGGGGGAGTTGGGATTTTCTCGTGTCTTTGGCAAGCAGTTTCGTTACATATACCCTCTAACAAAAAAGGCAAGGAAGTATCTAAAAGGCCCCCAAAGCAACATGGATTGGACATTACCATATCCAAAAGATGCTGACTTGCAGTGGAAGATAAAGAAGCCAGGCGAGACACAATATCTATTGACAAACACCATACCTTATGAGTATAATGGTTCTAACGTTAATCACAATTCTAGCAATGTAAACAAGGTTGCAGATAAGTGGGGAACATCGACATTAGAGGAGTTTTTCGGTGAGTGATGAAAAGTATGTTGTTGTAACAGCAGTATCACAATTTCGTATGCGTTATGTGGTTCCTATCAGTGAACTACAGAGAGAAAACCCTACAGTTCTAGTTGACGCCATGTGGGCTTTGGACGGTGTAACTTGTAATGACTATGAAGAGTTCTCGCAAGAACACTTGGGTGAGGTAATCACTGACTGGCAAGTTGAGAATGAAGAACAAGTCTTAGAGCGCTTTGATAGAGAAAATGACTATCTAAGTAGTTGGAGCAAAGAAAAGAAATTGGAATGGATTCGTAAGAATGGAACATCACATGCACGAAGAAATGGAAGTAATTGAAATCAATCACGCTCCCAATTTTAATGTGGACGAGGTTATTAAACATTACAAGGAAAAGGACGGTGTAGATATTAAATATGTCTGCACGAGTGACTTAAAAGCGAGTGATGTGCCGGTAGATATTTTCTTCAGAGAAACGCCCCATCCAGAATTTGGTAATCGGTATTTTGGTTTATTCTATGATACTATTCGTGATGCTGTTATGATAACAGATGCAGATATTATTGATGGACAAGAGTTTGCAATGATTCAGGCAAATGATGGTTCTTGGTATTATAGTTCGTGTCACCACGACAATGTTATGATTGATGGTAAACAGATTGATGGTGGACGTGTTTATCATCGTGGTTATGGGTTTGAGCTATTTCTATTGAAGGATGGAGAGTTTGAGCGTGTTGATGGAAACTATTACTTTACCAATGACAGCGAATTGGCAGATGGTATGGGAGAACTGACTGATGGAACTAACTCATAGAATTGAAATTCTAGAAACTAAACATAAAGACATTCATAATAGAATAGAAACGTTGGAAGCAGAACATGCTCCTGATGAATTTATAGTCAAACTTAAAAAAGAAAAACTGGCACTAAAGGATGAAATTGAACGATTGTCTGGTTGGCCAAACCAAGACAGTGGACTAGAGGATATGTCATAATGTATGTTCGACTTGGGCAGTACAAAGATGATGGTGAAGAGCGTGAAGTTCACGTTGTAATTCATCATTACGACACATGGAATATGGATGAAAGTCTTGCACATGTAGTTCTGCCCATGTTGAAACAACTGAAAGAGACTAAACACGGTGCGCCCTTTGTAGACATGCCTGACCGTCCAGAACACCTACAGTGTTACAAAGAACCAGAAGATTATGAAACCGACAAGTTTCACTTCCAAGCATGGGATTGGGTGTTAGACGAAATGATTTTTGCTTTCGAAACAAAAGTCGGTGAATTAGAGAATTGGGAAGAGATGTTTCATGACACATCTGAAGTTCCCGATTTGACAAGCGTAGGGGTAGGCCCTGCACAGTTACGACTATTCCCAGATGAAGATGGTGCAACAGAAGACTATGAATTCTATGAATATAAGTCATTATCTAAGTGTAAGATTGATTGGGATGGGCGTAAGAAATATCAAGAACGAATTTCAAACGGTTTTAGACTGTTTGGAAAATACTACGAAAACTTATGGGATTAAATAAATATGATAAAGCAAGGCGACATTGTAACATTGGTTATGACTAATGGTGCAGAGATTATTGGTAAGTTTACAGGAGAGACTGATTCTTACTATCAACTAGATCGCCCTCGAATGGTTCAGGCATCACAGCAGGGTGTAGGACTTGTCAACGGTGTATGTATGACAGGCGAAGAACCAAAGGGCGAGATTCGATTCAACCGTACTGGTGTTATGTTTGTTATTAAAACAGTTGATGAGATGGCAAAGGGATACCAACAACAAGTCAGTGGTTTGGTACTACCAACTGATGGACTAAAAATATAATCAATGTGGCGTTACCTTCCCATACCATTTTATTCATTTTTTATTATGATGGCAGTTGCCGGCAGTGTTGGTAACATTTGGGATTGGTACGCCCCAAAGAATATGTTTGAGGAATATTTGGTTATTATGTCAATTGCATTTGTACTCACAACAGTAAGGATAATCCATGCCAAAACAACTAAAAATAGACGGCCTGACTAAAGAACAGTGTATGTTCTTAGATATAATCTATGCGTGTGAGTCTTATGAAGAACTCATTAAATTTACGAGTAGTTTGCCCCAAAGTAAACGATTACAAGTACTGACTCTGGTACAAATTCTCTTACATGAGTCAATAGAAGAAGAAATGGTTAAACCTCTGACTTCCTATCCAGAGGCAGAGGCACTTATTGAGAAAGTTAAAAACGGTATGTAATGTATGACCCTTTACCACAAAATGTAACAATCAAAAATTCTAATATACATGGACTTGGATTGTTCTGCACCAAACATATACCAGAAGGCACTGAGTTGGGTATGTCCCACTTCTATTGGGGTGAACAACTCCATCGAACCCCGCTTGGTGCATTCTATAATCACTCTGACAATCCTAATATAGAGAAACGTAGGACAGATTCAAGATACTTTCTGTATGCAATAAAAGATATCTGGCCAGGCGAAGAAATTACTTGCAAATATACATTTTATGAGGTATAATGATGAAGGACGGATGTTGTGACAAGACTGAAGTAACAGAAGGTACAACAATTGTTTCAATGGTGAAAGGCCACAGGTATGAGGTTCGAATTGTATTCTGTAAGAACTGTGGTAGTATGAAATCAACAAGTAGTATAAGGCAAATTAAATGAGATATCGGGATTATATGTTAAAAGCATCACGACTAGACAGACTTATCCAAGAACGAACCCAATATCGGCAACTCCTCAACAACCTCACCAACAATTGGTTGGGGTATGCATCTCATAAGGAAACTGGACTCGTATATGACACGTCAGTGATTGCCGAGCATATCAAAACTGTGGATGCAGAGATTGCCGCACTCGAATCAGAGTTAGAAGAGTTATAAAATCTCTTTATACCCCCATAAAAACATTCAGTGCAAAAAGTTGTTGATTTCCTATGCCTTTTTGATATATACTAGTATCAATTAGTAATTAATCATTTACTAATATTCTTACTATTACGTCCCATATGGGGCAAGGAAATTACAATGAAAACTTTAATCGCAATTTTGGCTTTAACTTCAACTTCTGCATTTGCATTCATGGAAGACACCAATGGCAATCACTCTGGTGGTGCGAATGGACAAATGAATGGTAATGGCGAAGGACGTGGTGTTGCAACCTTCTCTATGAACTTCAGTGCATCTGCAAACACCAAAGGAAACTTTGATGCAGACGGCGAGTCAAATATGCAGAACATGTTCTCTGGTAACGACTATCGTTATCGCCCATATTACTATCCAAACACTGAGAAGTAATAAATCGCACAGACCCCTCGAAAGAGGGGTTTTTTCTATTGACAATAAGACTGTTTCGTACTATACTGATTTGTATGAAATGGAAAGTAACGAAAGAAGTCAATATTAGTGAGTTCGGTACAGACGTACTGATTGCCGAACTTTTCAATCGTATTGGGGATTATATACATGACCCCGAGCCAAAACATGACCCCACCCTCGAGCGACTATCGCCAGAACGACTTGAAGAGATAATGACTGTATTGCGAAAGGTTATATAATGAATAATGTGATAGACTTCCCCAACCACCCCGCTAACATCAATCGTAAGATGGAACGTATAATGGACACTGCACGAGACATTGAACAACGCAGTGAAGACCTTCTACGGTTTGCGAATGAGTACTGGAGTCAACCCAAAGAGAATGAGTGAATGGATGAAACGCTTGATACAAAAGAAGAATGGGGAACAAGTTATCAAGTATATCGAAATGCGAATATCAGACTTAGAAGACGAACTCGCTAAGAACCCCAGTGAAGAGAATAAATTAATCATAAACCATGGCATAGGTGAACTAAGGATGGTATTACAGATGTTACGAAAACATGTTTAGTGTAGAATTCGACCACGATGAGGTGTGTATCACAGTAATGGATGATAGTGGTGTACATGGCGATTTAAAGGTACATGCATTTGATGACCTTGTCTATATCACACAATGGGATCCAGACACCGAAAAACAACACATACTCGAAATCAATCCAGAGCAATGGGAAGAACTCATGCTTGCGATACACTCGCCAGAGGGATTCTTTATGAGAGAAAGAAACAATGATTAAAGTATTCAACAGTGCATATAACATGGAAGACAATGTACGACACATTGCGCTAGAGGATGTAACAATCATCACTCAAGGAATATGTCAATGGACAAAACGACCATACATCTTCTTTGAACATAAAGACTATCCCCTTGGCCCGCTCCGTGCAGACTTTTATAACAACGAATGGAAGTGTGATTTAGACTAATGAAAATAATTGTAGGAATGATAATAGGCGCAGTACTGGCATGGTATTTCCATCCATATGAACAATGTGCAAGAATGTACAACTCGCCCGAATATATTTCAGAATGTGTGTGGATTAAGGAAAATCCGTAATGTGGACACTTATCGTTATAAGCACTATATTCAATACTCATGCAAAGGATGAGGTTAAGTATACCATGTATAATAGTTACAATACAGAACTAGAGTGTATAGAAGACGCTATAGAACTGTATTATGAATTCCAAAACAATGAGGAAGCGATATGTACACAATCGAAATGACACATGACCAAGTAGATGCAATCATCATCAAAGAACTAACGACAGTCCTACAAGGGTTAAAGAACGATAGGAAGAAACGTAAGAATGATGAAGGTATGGCGATATTTGATAATGATAAGAAGAAAGATCTAAAGATAATGAAAGAACATATCAAGGCGCTCAAACTTATTCTTAGTTACTATGGTGTGGATGATGACGAATGACAATGAAAAGAGAATTATATTCATTACTGACCTTATAGATCAAAGAATAAGGAAAGAGAAAGAGATAGAATTCTATGAGGAACAGTTAAAAGAAATAAAGAAGAAACTCTATTGGTTGCATAAAGAAAAGCAACTGACCGAAACCATTATTGATATCATAGAGAAAGAAAAGGTACTGGATATACGAGAGCAGATGATGGAACGCCTAGAGAAGAAGGACGACTGAGTGACGTGCGGAACAAATTCCCATGATTTCCCATAAAAAGGGATAAAATTCCATATATTTAAAAAGGCTAAAATAAATGCTATGTGGTGCTGAGTCTAGTGCATCTTTACCCGTTAGCGACCGCCTGACCATTTTTTTATCCACACCTTTTTATTATAACACACTCAGATTTTAAGTCAAGGGCCTTTTTAGCATTTTTCTGCGGCATTTTTCGTGTCCCTACCACACTTTTCTGCGGCTGTCAAGGGCCAAAATAATTTAATTTTTTTAGCAAGTCGTTGTTTTTCAACGACTTTTTTTTAGCGAATTGCCTTGACATTTGTTTTCATAGCATCTATAATGTATATGTAAGGTGAGAAAAGGAGATGAGACATGGCCTATATTAATGCAGCTGAAGTGAAGGCGATTCGTAATGAGTTGAAGAAAGAACTTCCTCAGTACAAGTTCGGTGTTCGTAAGGGTAGTGGCGGCCATAGTGTTGAGGTTACTTTTGTCAAAGGCCCTGCGTTTGAGAAGTTCGAAACCTATGATCGGTATCAGGGAGAATTCAAAGAGGTTGACTTGAATGAGGGTTATCACCAAGTAAATCACTATTGGGTTAAGGAGAGTGCCGGTGAGGCGAATGCTCCTGTCATGGAGAAGGTTATTGAGATCATCAAGACTGCACCTATGAAGGCTGGTGGG